TCGTATAGAAAATCTTTTTTATTTATTAAAACCCTGTATTTAATATTTTTTTTGTGATTTTCGATCAAGTTGCGAAAAAGTTTTTTACTTTGGCTTTCTATGGCTCTAAGAGCTTCGCCCACTGAAGATACGGCAATTTTCCAAGTATCTCTTCCTACTTGATCTGCTAAAACTCCATGGAGTTGAACATTTACTAAATTATTATTCATCTTCAAAATATCTATACACGTCAACTAATTTTGCTTTATAAAAACGTCCCAAGTCTTCAACTGTTGGATATCTATTTACTGGATGATGGTAAATTTGATTTTCTCCAACTAGTACCGCCCAGTGATCGTACTTTGGCGTAAATTTAGATTTAAATATTGAAAAACATAAAACATCGTTTTCTTTCATATCTTTTACGCTAACTTTTCTAAATTTATTATACACTGACAATACATCTTCAATTAAGTTTGGCAACTTTTCTGGCCAATGAGGGTCTCTTGTGCTGTATTTTCCTTTCTTTAAAAAGTCTCCATTAATTTTCATGCCTTTACTTTTTAAGTAATCCATAACAAGAATTATACAATCAGAACCGCCCCATTTAAATTGTTTTGATATTTCACTCGTGGAATTATTTTTATAACCGTAATGGTGAAAGGAATCTTTTTTTAAATTATATAATATATAGTCTGTTTTATGCTTTAGGCTGTTTTCTTTATCGCTTTGGCTGAAGTTTTCATTTTCCGTTATATGCGAGTGATAAATAGCTTTCACCTTGCCCGCAGCAGAAGCTCTTAAGTAATCTTTTGGGTCTATTGCGAAAAAACTCTTTTTTGTCTCTGCTATATTTTTACATTCAATAACTTGTAAATCAAACTTATCAAATTTTTCAACAATTATACCGCAACACTCCTCTTGTACGTTTTTGAGAGCATGTAGTTTAATTTTTGATTTTACGTCTTCAGAAATTGTCATTAGTTAGTTTGGTCTAATCTTGTTGCGTTTGGAAAACCTCCATACTGAAGCTCTCCTTTTACAAAGTCTTTTGTCTCACCTATAACTACAGAGCCTTTAGTGCCCCACCTTTTTCTACAGCCCGTTAGACTTTTAGAGCACATATCAGCTACCCAGTAGTCTGGATTTGGGGGCGCAAATTTTGTGCCTTGTCCAGAGGGTATGGTTGTTTTAGCGACAAAATAGTAGTTGTATCCACCTTTCTGCATAGACACATACTCCCCGGCTTCGTATTGTCTTGAGCTAGACCATATGCCAGCGTTTTTTAATTCTGTCGCTTCTGTGCCGCCCACTATTCTTGAGATATCCTCATCTTTGTCTGTTGCTACAGGCGGGGCATCTTCTGGCATCGTAAGCTGACTTTGCCTTAAGTCACATTTTTCATATATACCGCTTGAGTTCGCTTTTTGCTCATAGAAACAGCCACATCCTCTGTAGGTAAAACTACATCTTTGAGACAGAACTCTCCTTCTGGGCAGCTTTATACCTTCTACGTCTAGCAAAGCGCTTAACTCGTACTCAATATTTATCTTATTTTCATTAGATTTTCTTTCAACATAAAAAATATCTCTAGGAAATTCTGCGTAAGGATCTGGCTCATATTGATCTGGGAAAGGATTAGCATAACTGCCCTGAGAATTATTTATTTGAGATATATCAGAAAAATTTTTTGAGTCCAAGTATTTTGCAAAAGTTCTTATTCTGGTGACTTTTGCGCCTATGATGTCTCCGTACTTATGGATTGCCCTTCTAAGTATACTTAACGCCTCTATTCCCTCTTCTTTCTGAGCTGTGACTCTAAGTATTGGAGTGGGCAAAGTTCCTCTGGCGCTAATGTCAAATCCTTCGGCATGAATTGGCGCAGGGAAATAAGTATTGCCTTGCCAATATATGTAACAATTCATAGCTTTAATATTGTTATGAAATCTTAAAATATTTTCTTCGCCTCCGGCAGTTTCAAAATTTATACCAACTTCTGTACCATCTTGGACAAGGCTTGAGCCTATGGATTTTACTACGGTACTAAGGTCCACTTCAAAGAAAGTCATTAAAGAAGACGGCGTGAGATTAGAGGCTTCGAAAAGCAAAGACTTTATAGACTTCTTTGCTTGCCCTTTGTCCATTATGTTGTAGTTATCAGGCATTATGCGTGCTTACTTGAACAAATTCTGCATTTATGGTATAGTTATTATAAAAAATAAATTGACTATCCCAACTTTTGCACACGAAAAGTTTTTTGTAGACTCTATAGCTTTTCTGGCTTTTAAGAAATGGCCTATCGCCCTAGCTTCTTTAATATCCCTGTGCTCAAAAGATAAAGTCAAAGTTATCAAATCATTAAATATGCCATCTTGGAATCTTTGTTCATATCCGTTTCCAAAAGTTATATTGATTGTTCTAGGTTGGCTTTTTGAGGAAAAATTGTACGAAGGCTTCCAAATAAATTTTGGTTTTATCTTACCTTCTATTTTGGTAACCCCTCCCCAATGAACTGAGTCTGGCGCGGGCGTGTTTCCTGAATTGTTGTTAGAGGTGCTATAATAGTAAGATACCGATTTAGGTACGTTTGATGGCGTAAATCTTTCAAAAACAGCAACCAAGTCGTCTTTAGCGTAAGTTACGCTATCGTTGTACTCTGTTATGTTGTAGATGCTATTTTCGTCAGCCATTTTTCCTTATACCTTTCAAAATATTACACTAAAAAAGTGTAAATATTGTAGATGTTATCAAGGATAAGGAGAGAAGGGCAGAAGTTGGCAGTTAACGGCACCGGCGTTAACGCGCTTCAAAGTCTTTCGTTCGGCTATGAAACAACTGCCGCACCAATATCTACTTTAGGATTAGAAAAAGTAATCTATGCGCCAAATTCCCCTCAGACCGCCTCAATACAAGCTAACAGCTTAATGGTTTACGATGATTTCTTCGTAGGCTTTACAGGAGAGCTGCCTTTCAGCGGCCAAGTAGAGTACAAAAATGAAAAAGTAAAGTTTACAGAGGCATATCTAACCTCCTACTCTTCTTCTTGCTCAATAGGAGAGATTCCTTCGACAAGCATGAGCGCAGAAATTTACGGAGAAATGGGAACGGGAAATTATGTAGATTTTGATTCAATAACACCTCACGACACAGATTTAAAAATAGCTGGATACAATTCAATAAATATTGATTTGGACGAGGCTGCGTCAAATAGAGTGAATAGCTACTCTATCGACATACAGTCTCCAAGAACTCCAGTGTATGCTTTTAACGACAAGACTCCATCGGAAGTGGTTTCAGATTCTCCTTTGAATGTAACTCTGCAATTTTCTATAGATGCCGACGACTACAAAATTAAAAACATGAGATTTGTTCCAGAGGAAACTGTGTTTAAGAATGTAAATGTAGAAATAAATAAAAATAATTCAACAGAAAATATAAAAACTTTCTCTTTTAACAATATGTTACTAGTCTCCGAGCAATATCAATCAGATAATAATGGAAATGTAAAGATAGACTTTACTTTAGTCGGGACTATACTAAGGAACTAAGATGGCCTCAATCAGATACGATAAAGTACCTTTGGTTATAGAGTATGACTCTAGAGTAGAGAAAGTATTAGCGTATGATTGTAACTTGACTGAAGCTGCGGATTTGCAACCGGTTTACGCAATAGGCAAAAAAGGAATAGCGGAACAAACTCCACAAGGAGCTAGAACTGCCAGCTTATCTTTTTCTTATACGCCAGTATTGTCTGGTTACATCAACAAGGCAAAATCTAGAGGAGATTTCAATATTATAAATCATGTAGCCAATGGCTTAAAAAGCTCTAAGAAGCCGCAAAGTTCTGGAATATCAATTAAGTTCGGGGGCATAAGTGGGGAAGGTCTTCTCACTTCTTACAGCGTATCCGTTTCTCCTTATTCTCCTGTAGAATGCAGCGTTAATTTTGAACTATTCGGCTCAGGCCAAGATGTTCCTGTTTCTGGAGAGTTATCTTCTCAAGCTGTTAGCAATACTAACAATTCATCATTAGCCTCAAGTGTTGGCCACGCCGCTTATTCTGCTTTTATGGCAGCTGGGTCACCGGCCACCATAACAAGTAGCGACGAGACCGGTATAGTATCTGACATAGATTATTCTATCAACTTTGAATATGAGCCTGTGTATAAATTGGGGCAAGAATTCCCTTCTTCTTTTTTATACCATTCCGCTTCTGAAGAAACTACAATAAGTGAAAATGTCCATGAAACCGGTATAAGCTTTACCGGGAAGTCAGAAGACTTTAAGCTTAATATAAAGAGCTTGGATAACAATAACGCCATGTCTATAGACATGACTAGCCCCGTATTAACTAATGTTAGAATTGGCGCATCTGCTGGCAATACAGTTCAAACCGAAAAGACGATAAGGAGTTTTTACTAATGATTTTTGCCGCTAAAAACATTAAATTAAGTTTAAACGAAGTAGATATTTTAGCTACTCAATGTTCTTTAGATATAGCAAATGCTATTGACCCTAGGTACGATGCAGGGCAAAGGCATTCTAGGAATTATTTTGCTAACGACGGAGTAGGCTCTACTTTAACTTTCAGCCATTTTTTAACTGGCGACTTAGACAAAATAAAAACTTTCATATCTAGCCAAGGAGAGTTGAGGGGCAGCGATAGAAGAAGTAATCAAGGGCAAATTATTACTGGTAGTTTTGGGGGGTTGACTTTTACTAGCGGATACTTACAGAGTTACTCTATAGAATTTTCTCCAAACTCGCCAGTGGTAGCTAATTCTACTGTAGTATTTTTTGATGACCTAGAAGGGGAATTTACCCAAACAGAAGATCATATTCCGCAAGAAGAGGTGTTAAATTGCAAAAATATTTCTATTATAAACACATCAGCTACAGAGATAGGGCAGATAAATGATTTTCTTTCAGCCTCCTATAACTATACTTCAGAGATAAACCCAGTTTATCAAGCAGGCCAAACAGTTCCCGAGAGGATATATTTCGGCAAAAAAAGCGTCACCATGGGAATAAGAGTAGACAATCCAACCGGGTACTTGCCTTATAATGGAATAACAGCACAGTTCAAAATAAATCTAACTAAACATAACAGCTCCACAAATGTAGAAAATTTTCTATGCTTTGGAACATTACAGTCTAGAGCAATGCAAGCTTCTGTTGGCAACAGTGTTTCCCATCAGTTAGCAATAGTTAGCCATAACCACACAAATGAAACAAACGTCCTTGGAATAGTGGCTACAGAAAGGCCAATTTTCGAAGAAGGCTCGCCATACAATTTAGAGTAAAATGCCGCAAATATTTCATCCAAATTCAGGCTTTTTTATAAGCGGAACAAATTTAGACACCACAGATAGGATAAAGTGGGGTGATGTGGATATTGATTTAGAAGCCCTTCAGATTATTGGCTCAACTGGAATTAGCGGAGCTCTGCCTGCGAGCATTCAGACAAGCGAAGTTTTTGTTATAGACTCTGACGGCTCTGCTAGTTCAGTTGGAGAACAAATAGTGAGGTTAAAGGAAGTCGACCAAATTACCGTGTCTTCTTTTAGTCCTGCTGTGGGAAGCTTCGAAGATGTAATTACTGTAAATGGATCAAACTTTTATAGAATAACAGACGTAAAGTTCGGAACAAAATCAGCAACATTTAATGTTATATCTCCAACTGAAATAGAGGCGGCTGTTCCAGCAAGCGCAGGGCAAGCAAAAATAAAAGTTTCATCTAGTACTCGTTCGGGCGAAGCTGGTACTACTTTTCATGTCGGTGAATCGTCAGACTTTTTTCATAGTAGGCCTCAAATAAATTCCTTAAGCTTAAAGTCGTCTCCAGCTGGCTCTTCTATTCAAATTTTTGGATACTCGCTTACTTCTGTACAGTCTGTCAAGTTCGAAGGCTTACCTGAAGTCTCTCCAATAAATGTAACCGACTCTTCCCTGACTGTAACGGTACCTGAAGGAGCTACTAGAGGCAATATAATTTTGCTGACCAAAGACGGAGAATCCATAACAGGGCAAAACCAAGAAAGCGTATTTAATCATTTTGCTCAAATTCATTCAGTAACTCCATCTGGCGTTGCTGGAGGCGGAGAAGCGTCTATAAACGGATCAAATTTTTTCGCTAGCACTCTTGCGGAAAGTAATGGATTTGTTAAAGTTAATTTCGGAGGAGTGGATACAGAGTCTTTCAAAATAACTAACTCTACCTTGATTACGGGCACAGTGCCGAATAACGTTGCAACAGGCATAAATTTAGTTCGTTTATACAGCGAGAAAAATGAGCTATATGAAAGCGGAAAGAATATATATATTAGCGGGAAAGCGCCGGAAATAAGCGGCGTTTCCCCATTGTTCGGCATTACAGGAAAAGTAATTGGCATAACAGGAAAGAATTTAGGCTCAATAAATAAACTAACCGTCAGTAGAACAGATGACACTGGAGTTTTTTATGATATAAGCGGCTCGGGGATAACAGAGTCTGCTTCTCAAAATAGAATTGAAATAGCTATACCTTCGGGTTTTCAAACAGGTTTTGCAAGTGGCGAAGGAAGAATGTATTTAGACTTCAAAGCAAGCGGTAAATTTGGAGTATCTAACGAGACTGAAAGCGGGTTCTTACTGTTGGGTAGACCTATTGTACAAGACGTAATTGGAAATGACAGTATAGCTAAAGAGCCTAGCACTACAGGTGTTATATCTGGACTTAATTTATTAAGAGGCGGAAGGATAGATATAATAGACTCAGTAACTAGTGGCGAAATATCAAGCGTTTCTGTAACTGGGGTTGAGATGAATGAAAGTAGTGGGCAGTTTGTAAAAAACTTTTTTAATTTCCCAACTTCTTTTGACACTACTGGCATTAAAATGAGAATTGTTAACGCTGGCGGCGTCAGCAATTATTCTGAAACAATTTCAGTGCATAAAAAACCACAGTTTAGCGGCTTTACTCCTCTTTCAGGAGTGGCGGGG